GTTATCCACAGGCTCTTGTTGACTACTTTGAGCCTCTGGTTGTACAACCTCTGGAGGTTGTGCCTGTGATCCCTTGGCTTGTGCCTTTTTGATGGCTGCTTTCATGTTCTTGACTGTGACTGTTTCGCCTTGTTTGGGCATGGTTGTGTACCTCTTGATTGGTTGCTTGAGTGCTTTGCTGATTGCTTGGGCGACTCTGCGCTGGCCCTCTGGATCTGGTTTGTCTGCTTCCATTGCTTGCTGCTCCTTCATGTAGGGTGGTCTGGTGTCTTCGATGCTGCTGGTGATGCTGACTGCGTCCTCGGCACTGATGCTTGGGTCGAAGATGACACGCCATGTGGTGTGCCTTGCGCCGGGCATGGGCTTCTTAAGTACCTCTAGGTAGCCTGCTTTGATCAGCTTGACAATGTGCTTGCTGATGGCTTGCTGGCTGATGCCCAGCCTGTCTGCCATGGTCTTTTGGCCAACCCATGTAATCCCAGACCGGTTCATGTAGCTGCATATCAGGATGAATGACCTGATCATGCCGGGTGTTAGATCCTTGTCTGTGCAGGCTCGGATCGGTATGACCGCGATCTTGCGCTGATCAGGTGCCAGCGGCTCTTCCTTGATCTTGGGCTTCTTGGGTATGGCAAAGTTGACAGGCTCAATCATCGCGTTCACTTAACTGCTCCACTTGTCTGATGCCTGCTTGTCAGCAATCTCTTGATCTGTTGGCAAAGACTTGTTGTTCAAAGACATGGCAATCTTGCTGTACATCTCCATCCTTTGAAGAACCTCAAAGTTCTGCTCCAGATAGTTTATTTGGGCAAATAAGTTTCCATAAAGAGCTGCGTTTCTTCTAATTTGCTCGTCGGCTTCCCTGTTGCGTATGCGAGTAGCAAAGCTCTTGCGGGCTATTGCTCTTCGCTCTTCCGGGGTCTTGTTTTTCATGTGATGTACGTTACTCACTTGGCTGCCTTCCATAGCTTGGTGACGTTGTTGGCCAGCTCATCGGCTGACTCTTGGCCACGCTTGTCAAGCACCGCCATGATGTAGTCCCGCCGGCTGATCTGCGGTGTCTTCTTGCGCCTGCGGTTGACCGTGACAGGCAGCTTCTCCAGCACCCACTTGGCCTCGCAGTAGGCGCGGTAGGCTTCGCTGTAGCTACCCACAATGCTGCCATCTGGCAGCGTGATAAGCACGGCATCTGGGTGTACCTTGCCGCATGCTGGGCAGGCCAGCTCATCTACCGAAGACACGGCTGATGATCTTCTTGCCAAGGCTTGGCTGCTCTGCCTGCCAGCGCCTCTCCAGCTCAGCTGTGAGCTGCTTACGCAGCCACGCGGCGCCACCCAGCTGCTTGAATGCTTCCTTCTGGCTTGCTGTCACTCTGACTGCAATCTGTATCTGCTTGCCGGTGATATCACTCTGTGGTCTGGGCATTTGTGTCCTTCAATATTTCTTCGTTGAGCTCAAACGCAATGCGCCTGACCGAGTCCAGCAGCTCTCTGAGGTCGGCCACCGTGTTCATCTCGCGCTCCAGCGCCTGCTTGAGCAGCTCAATCTGGTGCTGGAAGTTGCGTATCTCGCCGTTGGCCTCTTGGCTGTCACGCACGGTGCCCTCATCGTCGCGGAACAGTTTGACGTAGCTCACATGCATCGCTTGCTCCATTTCCAGTGGCTCCATGTCATGACTTCACCAAGGCCGTATGGGCTGATGCCTGTGACTTTGGCCTGATGGCTACGCAACTTGCGCATGGCATGTTTGTAAATCTGGCGCACCCGCTCAGGCGATATTTCAATTTGCTGGCCAATCTCTTCAAGCGTGAGCTCCTCAATCGCCCACAGCTTAACGACAAGCATTTGCCGGTCTGACAGCGGCGCGTCAATCATGATCTTGGCCAGCAAATCCTTGGCCTCAAACAGCTCCATGTCATCTTGCAGCTGCCACGACCACTTGTGCCTCGGCAACTCTGGCAGCTCAACATCGCGGCTGTGCCAAATCTTTTTGACTTCGCTGGGTATCGACTGAAGGTGCAGCCGACCGTAATAAGGTGATCTGCTCATTTTTGTTCCAAGAATTTCAACATCAACCACAGCACAATCAGGGTCAGCAAGGAACCCAGCAGCATGAGTGCTACTATCCAAAAAACAGTCATCAACATGGTTTTTTCTCCTCGTTTACCCACACATGGCAGGCATGATGCAGGCTTGTCTCAAGCTGCTGGCCGTCCTTGGCCGTGATGTAAGGGTCATCTCTGACCACCACAAACCGAGTGCCGCTGGGCGTGCTGATAACACGCCTGACAAGCCTGTACTTCTCGCCCGTGCGCAGCAGGGTGAACTGCTGGCCGGGCATGAGCTGGCGCAAGTACTTTCTCATGTATACCCATCCATTTGAAACTTGAGCTTGGCTTCCTCAAGCGCACCAAGCACCATCAGTCGGTCAGAAGCCGTTGATGTCTTGATTTTGAATTGACCCTTATCCTTCCAAAAGCACAACACAATCACTGTGTCTGGCTTCTCGTCAATGGCCTCGTTCAGTGTGGCTTTTGCCTGTACCTTGTGGTGATCAGGTATGGTTGCCGATCTTAGTTTGCTCATTTGTTGACCTCCAATGCCCAGTGTAAAAGCGCCAGCGCGTCTGCCTCATTGTCGTCAGTAACCGGATGGCCAAGCAGCTGCATGGCCTCAACCATGTCGTGCTTGCCTGCGTTGCCCTTGCCGGTCGCATGCTTCTTGATGGTGCCCACCGGCACGCCTTGGTAAGGGATCTTGTGGTGCTCGCACCATGCTGTCAGCGTGGCCATCAGCCCACCGTAGACATGCGCTGAGTCAGTGCTGGCATGCCTGCGCACCTCCTCAAAGTACACCGCCTGCAGCTCGCCACCGACCGTGCCTTTGAGCTCACTGAGCCACTGCTTGAAGCGCAGGTAGCGCATGCCGCCGCCCTCGTACCTGCCGGGCTTGAAGCTGGCCCAGCCGTGCACAATGCTGCCGTCCATGGGCCTGCATGCCCAGCCGGTGGTGGTGCCCAGATCCAATGCCAGTATGGTTTCATTCATGGCCAAGCTCCGCAGGCTTGTCGCCCGTGGCCACCAGCGCCAGCTCAATCAGGTACAGCGGTACAGGTCGGCCTTCACGCACCCTGTCCAACAACTTGTGTGCTTCGGCTTTGCTCATGGCTGGCGCACTCCTGATAGGAACCGCTGCAGCCGGGGCTGAAGCTCACCGTAGCGGGGCGCGAGCTGCTCACGCACACACTGGTCAATCAACGATGACACGCTGCGGCCTTGGTCAACAGCTGCCTTGTCAAGCAACTCCCGTGTGGCAGGGTGCAAGCGCATGAGAAAAGGTTTGAGTTTAGGTTTCATGGGTGGCGAGTGTATATCTACCTGATACCGCCCACCCAGCCAAATGTGTTGTATTAGGGTAAATCCCTAGAAAATACTTGGTTTGGGTACTTCCAAAGCGATATACAAATCGTGCTAACATACGTTTGTGTTTAACGCGCAGATAAAGCGCAAAGGAGTTCAACATGACAAACAACCTGAGATACGACGCTTTCCAAGCGATGGCCAGAAAGATTAAGAGCCGCGCAAACCGCTACACAGTTCAAGACATTATTGGCAGCGCTTACGACAATGCGAATGCCACTGTGTACATCGAAACGGATGCAACAGAGCGCCAGTGGGACTCAATGTTCACCGGCAGCATTGGCGTTCTGCTCAGCACTGGCGAATACAACCGACAGGTTGTTGCCTTTTTTACAACCCGTGGCATTACATACTAAGGTGATAACCATGACAAAATACGTCGCCTACTACCGCGTTTCCACCGACCGCCAAGGCCAGTCAGGCCTCGGTCTTGATGCCCAGCGTGCAGCTGTGGCCAAGCACATCGCCGCTGCCGAGCTGGTGGCCGAGTTCACCGAGGTCGAGTCTGGCCGCAAGAATGACCGCGAGCAGCTGGCCGCAGCGCTGGCAACCGCCAAGAAGGCCAAGGCCACCTTGGTCATCGCCAAGCTCGACCGCCTTGCCCGTAACGTGCATTTCATCTCTGGCTTGCTTGAGTCCGGCGTGCCCTTCGTCTGCGCCGACATGCCCGAAGCCGACCGCACCTTCCTTCAAATGATGGCCGTGTTTGCTGAGTGGGAAGCACGCAAGATCAGCGAGCGCACCAAGTCAGCGCTGGCGCAGGTCAAAGCACAGGGCCGCACCCTCGGCTGCCCAACACCTGAGATCGGCTCAGCCATCGGCGTGGCCAAGATCCAAGCCAAGGCAGACAAATACGCCGAGCGCGTTGGCCCCGTCGTGCGCGACATCATCACCAAGTCTGGCGCCGACACCATGCGCGACATCGCAGCAGCCCTGCAAGCACGCGGCGTGGCCACACCACGCGGCAATACCAACTGGAACGCCAGTCAGGTGTCCAACCTTTTGAAACGCATCTAAGGAGCGAAACCATGAAACAAAAATTTAACACCGGCAAAGTGATCATCGGCTCAGCCCATGAGCCTGCCCTCACCCCAGAATCAGACCCTGACATGCTGCGCCTGCAGCGTGCCTTGCTGCCACCACCGCACAAGCTCGAAATCAGAGCAGCTGCAGCTGCCGACATAGCCCTGTATGTGGTGTCAGCCATCGCGTTGGTTGTGA